GTCAAACCAGCCTCCGCCGGCTCAACTGTGACCCAGGTGCGGAGCACTCGCACCGGAAAGCAGCTGGACACCACTCTGCCGGAATGGATCGAAGGCAACGCTCAACGGTGTCCGCACGGCACTCGCTCCGAACCACGCCCGCCCGGCTCAGAGTTGAATCAGAACCACATGCCGGTTCAATAATCTTCGCCTCGGGCTCCGGGTAGGGATAGTCCGGACAGCCATAACTTACCCAAGGGTATTGACAGAACAATACCTATAGGTACCATGCACACCAGCACGCTGCATCCCGCAGCGCTTCCCTGGAGTGCACGATGCCCCTTAGAGCCGCGAATCCCGCCCGCGCCCGCCGCAGTCGCCGGGCCCCCTCCCCTGCCACTCGCCCCTACCGGTGCTTCTACGCACCGCTCGACCGTAACGGCGTTCCCACCAACATCGATGCCGGCGTCCTCCCCTTCATCGACCTGAAGGCGGCGAACGGCGAGGCGGCTCAACGCAAGGCCCACCAGCGCACCGGTTGCCCGGTCGCCAGCGTGGAACGCCTGGAGCACGCGGGCTGAGCCATGAAGGCCCAGAACAAGAAGGCGCGCAGCGTGGTGCTGGCGCCCATGTCAGCTACAGCTGCTGAGCTGCTGCATCGCCTGCAGCAGGAAGCGGCCGAAGCCGTCGCACCAGCGGCGGGCACCGTGACGCTGCCCCCCACAGGCGCGCTCCGCGCGTCGAGCTCCGGCGACGGGACCTACATCTCTGCCTACGACTCGAGCTTCAACAATTCGATCTCGCTGGTCCAGATCCACAGTCGCCAAAGCCATACCAGATGGAGTGGCACCGAAACGCGTCGCGACGCCAATGGCCAACGCTGGCAGCGCGATTTCCGCGCCGTGGTCGACGACTTCGGCGATCTGGTCGAGGTTTCGTCATGAGCCGCCGCCTCCAGCACCTCGACAAGGTGATCCGCGACCAGAGCGTCGCGCCGGTGGTGCTCGACCAGCCGCACTTCCTCTTCGATTCGCCGTGCGACCTGCCGGCCTTTGGTGAGCACCAGCTCTGCGTCGTGCCTTTCGAAGGCCACCTCGCGGACCTGAAGCTGATCGAGTGGCGCGAGGTCCTTGCCGAGCTCCTCCGCGATGACGGTGCCGATCTCATCAACACCGACGACCTCCAGCTGGAGCCGCTGTCATGAGCGCCGCGCAGCACACGCCACCGGCAAGCGCGATGCGCGTCATCGCGATGGACGACTGGGCAATCTATGCCGAAGCGTCCAACGGCGAACTCCACGTCACCTACAGCGAGGTCTGGCCCGAATGGCTCGACTTTCCCCAGGCGCCGGAAGACATGGCCGATGAGGACTTCAAGCGCGCGACGCTGAGCATCCTGCGCTTCAAGCTCCCGCAGTGGGCAACTTTCCGCTCGATCTTCGCTGCGGACGAAACGGCCGAAGACCTTGCGTACTACGCGGCCGAAATCTACGACCTCGCCAGCAAGCAAGCGGTGTTCATCGCCAAGGCGCAGGAGGCCGCATCCCCATGACCACGCAGTCCCCTCCGAAGCGGCGCAACGTGTGGCTCTGGATCGCCGTCGCGCTCTACATCAGCAACTTGGCCGGCTGGTTCATCTGGCTCCTGGTCAAGGGCATTGGAGGTGCAGCATGAGCCACGAGAACGAACAGCTCATCGCCCTCCAGCTCCGCGATCACGTCCGCGGAGAAGCCGCCAAGCTGCCCGAAGCGGCCCTCCAGCTCGTCGAGTCCCTCGCCTGGGCGATCCGCGGCGCCGTCGCCCAGGGCGAAGAGCAGCAGCCCGGTCTGGGGCAACTCGCGCTCGCGCTGGCCAGCGTCGAGCTGCAGGCGATCGTCTCGGAAGCGCCTGCCGCGCAGATGAGGAGCGGCACATGAACCGCCTCTACACGTATGGGCTCGTCGCGACGCTTGTCGTCGCGTGGCTCGGCGGCGGAGCGCTGCTCGACGGCCCGAGTGAGACCGACGCAAGCCAGGCCTCGGCACTCGCCCACCACGACGCGCTGCAGGCCGCTCGCCACGCTGCAGATCCTCGCATCGCCGCGGCGACGGGAGACCAGCCATGAGACGTCTGCTCGATCCGCTCCAGCTCGAGGCCCTCGCTCACGACGGCGAAGAGCAGCCCACAATGACGCCGATGGAATGGCTGCAGGCCGCTCTCGAGCAGTTCCTCGTGCTGTTCGTCTTGGCTGTCGTCGTCCTCACCGCACTGGCGCTCGCGCTGGGCGACGTGCAAGGGGTCACGCCATGACCGGCGCCGCCGTACAGACGTCTGCACCGGCCGACGATGGCGACCTGTTCGCGAACCCGGCGCACGAATCACAGGCCTTTGACGGCGCGATCTACGAGCTGCACGGAACCATGGCTGCCGCGGCCGAGGTGCGCGTGAAGATGGCCGGCGACGGCCTCACCGCGCTTCCGGTGCTGTGCATGGAAGTACGCCCCATCCACGGTGGGCACGGCCGCACGCTGCATGCCGAGCAGACCTACCCCGAGGACGGCCTGCAGGCCGCACAGGCAAAAGCCGCGACCCTAAAGAGGGGCACTCCCATCACCCTGCTCACCAGCCTGAAGGAGATGCGCACGATCCTGCCGCATGTCCAGGCGGTCGAGCGCACAGCTACCGCAGAGGCAACCCGATGAAGTCCGTGATCGTCCACGCTCCGCAAGGCAGCGGCAAGAGCCTGCATGCCGAAAAGATGCGCAAGCACTTCCGGCTGGAGCACGTTGTCGATGAATTCGAAGCGCTGCGCGCCAACGAGATCCAGGCGAGCGGCACGCTGTACCTCGCCTCGATGAACCCCCTGCAGACCTGTCGAGCCACCAACGTGAAGGCGCTCGGCATTCGAGTCATCGCCCTGAAGGACGCGCTGCAGCAGTGCGGCAAGTAGCGCCCGACCCCATCCACCCCGCCGAGGCACACCCATGAAAAGAATCGTCGTCGCCATGACCGGCTTCGCCGGCACCGGCAAGGACACCGTCGCCGACCTCCTGGTCGAGCATCTGGGTTTCCGGAAGCTCGCATTCGCTGACTCCCTTCGCGCCGAGGTCTCCAACGGCTTCAACGTCGAGCTCAGCTACCTCACGCACCCGAGCACGAAGGGACATCCGATGAGCGCCCTCGCCATGCGCCGGGCCCCGATCGGCTTTCTCGCAGCTGTGGCGCTGGCCACGAACAGCGTGCCGCGCGATGGCGACGGCCAGGTCTCCGCCGAATGGCTCGACCAGCCGCGCTCGCCCCGGCAGATCCTGCAGTGGTGGGGCACCGAATACCGCCGCCGGCAGCATGAGCACTACTGGTCGCGCCAGCTGATGCAGCGGGTGCTCGACGACATGCGCGATGGAGCGCATCGCTTCGTCATCACGGACTGCCGGTTCAAGAACGAGGCCGACACGGTGCGCGCCCTCGACGGCAAGATCTGGCAGATCAAGCGCCCCGGCATCGACGACGCCACCACGTCGGAGGGCTCGCACGTCAGCGCCACGGATGGCCGCGAGTTCGCCCCCGACCTGGTCATCAACAACTGCTACGACATCCGCCACCTGCAGCAGTTGGTCCTGGGCGAGTTCCTCTCGCTCGAAAGCGGGATCGCGGGCACAACCGTCACGGTGCCGGCGCTCGATCTGCTCGAGCCGGAGTGCGTGGGCCACGCGATACCGGCTGAAGTCAACGACGGGGCCCAAGCACAAGGGAGGCGTTCATGAACGCACTTCTTCTGCTGGTCAGCACCTTCGTCCTGGTCTTCGCGCTGGGCCTGCAGAGCCAGTTGGTGAACAACGGGCACTTCGTTGCGGCCTTTCTCAACAGCGCCGTGATCGGCATCTGCAATCTGATGCTCTTCAAGCTGGCGCCCGAGGCGAGCGGCATCGAGATCGCTGCTTACCTCGTTGGCGGGCCCTTCGGCATCGTGGCGAGCATGTGGGTGTATCGCTGCTCGCGTGACGCTCTGCAGGACCTCACAGACCTCGGGCGTTCGATCAGCGGAGGTAGCAAGCCATGAGCGAACGCTACACGACGGCACGCATGCCCTCGGCACGTCCACTGGGCGCCCGCAGCGTGATGGAGGGCACCTACACGGGCACGGAACTCGCCAACACCTCGGCGCGCCCTGGTGCCTACGACGCCATGAAGCTGCCGAGTCTCATCAGCGGCCGACAGGTATCCCGGGAACAGCAGCGCGCTGAGCTACGGGCGCCGCTGCTGGCGACTCCGATGCCCGAGAGCCTCAGTGCCTCTGCGGCTGCAGAGCCCGCCGCCGTGCAGCAGCCGGAGCCGGTCACGCCCACCACAACCCCGCCAGTTCCTGCGGCGACCACGCTCGGACACGCGCCCTCCTCCTACCGCCCTCGCGAAGGAAGCGGGCCGCATCGTGTCTTGCAGCACCTGCAGGAGCACGGCGGGCATCTGCTCTACACGGACATCTGCCGGCAGTTCGACATCCCGTCCCATTCGCTGACCGCGATCTTCAAGCCGGCGCTCGCGAAGGGAGCACTCATCCAGGTGCGGGTGGGCGACGCGCGCAGACGCGCCTTGGCACTGCCCGGATATGTCTTGCCGACAGGCGTAAAGGCCGTCCGGGTGGGCGACGTCGCCGATGGCACGTTGACGCAGCACGTCCCGCAGCCACGCCCCATCGCCCCATTCTCCGCGGCATCCCCCGATCTGGGCCGCGCTTTTGAGCAAACCGCTGGCGAACTGCGCCGCGCGCTCGAGCACGCAGCACGACTGCTTCAGCAGTTCGCCGCCGCGATTCCTCCCTCAATCCACCCGTAAGCGACCCACCATGTCTACCAAAGAATTTGCATCCGGAAGCGGTGCCGCCCTCGCCGACGAGCCGAACACCGATGGTCAGTTCGCCATGCTCGAGCTGGCCCTGATCACGCCGAGCCTCACGAACCCGCGCAAGACGTTCAACGAGGCGAAGATGCTCGACCTTGTCGAAAGCATCGTGGCCAGCGGCGTGCACCAGCCAATCCTGGTCCGACCGCTGCCGGCCAATCGCCTCGACGACACGTTCCGCAACCGCGGCGACGGCAAGCCTCTGCCAACGCACGAGATCGTCTCAGGCGAGAGGAGGTTCCGCGCCAGCCAGCACGCGGGCCTGAAGACCATCCCAGCGATGATCCGGCAGCTCAGCGACCAGGCCGTGCTTGAGATCCAGATCGTCGAGAACCTCCAGCGAGACGACCTTACCGAGCTCGAGGAGGCGGAGGGCTACCAGCGGCTCTGCGACGAAACGGGCATCGCGAAGGAGCTGGTCGGCGAACGCATCGGCAAGAGCCGGAGCTACGTCTACGGGCGCATGAAGCTGCTCGACCTGTCCACCGCTCCACGGGAAGCGTTGCGGTCAGGCGAGATCGATGCCAGCAAAGCACTCCTCATTGCCCGCATTCCGGACGAGAAGCTGCAGATCAAGGCGCTCACAGCCGCAACGGAGAAGGACTACCAGGGCTCTCCCGTCCGGAGCTATCGCGCCCTGCAGAGCTGGGTCCAGCAGAACGTGATGCTCAAGCTCTCGGGCGCCAAGTTCTCAATCAAGGACGCCAGCCTGGTGCCCGCTGCTGGCGACTGCTTGAGCTGCTCGAAACGCACCGGCGCGAACCCCGACCTCTTCACCGATGTCGACGGTCCAGACGTCTGCACGGATCCACCCTGCTTTCATGCCAAGGCAGAGGCCCACTCGGGACAACTGATCGCCCAGGCCAAAGCCAAGGGCATGGAAGTCATCGAAGGCAAGGAAGCGCTCGAGCTGCGTCCACACCACTGGCGGGATTCGATCGAGGGGTACACCGCTCTGGATGACGACATTCGTGGTGCGCTCTCTGAGCGCGAACTGAAGGGCAAGGTGAAGCTCTTCGTCGATCCGCATAACAACGAGATCTCGGAGGTCATCCCCGAGGACCTCGCCGAGAAAGCCTACGCCAAGGCCAGCAAGAGCGAGACGAATGAGAAGCTCAACAAGCAGATGCAGAAGGATCGTGCTCGCCAAGCCGAGCACGAGGAAAAGCGAAAGCGCGCTGCGTTGGCCGAGGACTATCAGCGCCGCTGGCGCAAGGCCGCAGCTGATGCGATTGCACCCCGAATCCGCGCCGGCGAGATCCAGACACTGAGCGCGAACCTACTGCGCCGCGTGCTCCTCGAAATCTCGCTGGTGGACAACCGGTGTGACGAGGGCACTCTGTTCGAAATACTCGAGCTCCAGGGCAACCGCTACGACGAGGAGTTGACGGCGTCTTCGGTCCGCTCGCTCGACGACAACGAGGTCGGATTCACGCTTCTCCTGCTGCTTCTCCAAGGAGACCTAAGTCCGAAATGGGACTATGTGGATGCCGAGTGCGTTTACAGCGACTCTGCGCCTGCGATCGAGGAGCTCGCGAGCCTTCTCAGCATCGACATCGACTCGATCAAGGGTGAGATCCAGGCGCAGATCCGTGCCGAACAGGCACCGCACTCGCCTTCCGGCGAGGACCTGGCTGCGCAGCCGGAGGGAAGTGCGAAGGGAGAAAAATCGAAGTCGAAGCCTGCGGCGCCGGCGAAGAAGGGCAAGACCTCGAAGGAAGAGGCCTCGGCAAAGATCGCCGAGGCTCTTCAAGAGCTCGAGGAGCGCGAGCAGGGAGAGAACCAGGCGCCTTACGGCGCAGGACCTGAAGAGGGCGCGGCACCTGCCGCGCGGGGTGACGCGCCCGCACTGCCCCAAATCGGCGATCGCGTGGTCGTCGACCAGGCCGGCCATCAGGATCACCAGCGAGAGGGCGTCGTGCTGCAGGTCCGGGCCAGCGGGAAGGCACGCCTGCGGCTCGACGACGAGACCGATGCTCTGTTACCCCTCGGCTGGCTGAAGGTACTCGCCACGAGTCTGTGGCCATTCCCCCGCACGGCTGAGCAGGCCGGCACCACGCAGACGCCTGCACTGAAGACCGGCGACCGCGTGAAGGTCAAGGGGAGCATGGCCTCGGGCTTCCTGAGTGAGCACATCGGCAAGGAGGGCGTCGTCAAGACGGCTGTCGATGGCACAACGAAATGGGTCATCAACCTGGCCAAGCCGAAGAAGGCAGCGAAGCTGGTCGAGCTCGAAGCCGAAATGCTGGAGGTGCTGCAATGAAGACCAACACTGCACCCATCGTGCTCGCAGGGGAAGGCCCCGTCGCATGGCAGGAACGCTGGTACATCGAGGGCGGCCGCTGGACCGACTGGAAAGAGACCACCGAAGACTCAGCCGCAGCATCATGGGCAACCTATCCCGATACCTACGAAGCGCGGGCGCTCTACACCGCAGCCCCGCCTTCGGGCGAACAGGAAGCTGTACCGAGTCCAGGGCCTGTGACTCAGGCGTGGACGCACAACATTCCGATGATGCAGCAGAGCGTGCTGCTGGCCGCGATCCGCGGCCCCGATGGTCAGCCCAAGTACGGAGGCGGCGCCAAGATGCTCCTGCGCTGGTACCGCCGGTGCGTGTTGCTTTCCGCCATGGACAGGAAAGTGCTCGACAACCCCATCGACGAGAACGGCGGCTCGTTCACTGGCCCCTCGCTCAACGGGCATGACGATCTCGAGCCGTGGACAGACCGAATGCAGATCCACATCAACGACTACCTGCGTCAGGTCGACATGCTGCCCCATCACTACCAGATGCACTTCATGCACGCGGCAGAGATCCTGGGCTTCAAGCATCCAGATGCCGTGATCCGGCACTTCTGGCACCGGCTCTACGAGCGCCTCGCGCACGACTTTCATCTCTGGCCCGAAACAGAGGCACAGCTCGACGACCGCCTCGGCGACACCCGCAGCGGCTGGCTCAAGCGTGCAGATCCCGCGACGATGGCCTGACATGAGAGCCCTCAGCATTCGCCAGCCCTGGGCCAGCCTCGTCGTGCTGGGCCTCAAGGACATCGAAAACCGGACGTGGGTCACCCACGAGCGCGGGACGATCCTGGTTCACGCCAGCAAGGGCATGACGCGCATCGAGTACGAGGATGCCATCGAGTTTGCCGTGGAGGCCATCCGCGCGGATCCGCGCCACGCCGGCAAGAAAGAGACGACAACGCTCCGCGCACTCGGATTCGCCATCGAGGACCTGCAACGCGGCGGCATCATCGGCCAGGTCGACATCGTGGATTGCGTCCGCGCCAGCGCGGCGCCCTGGTACATGGGCAACGTCGGCTTCGTGCTGGCCAACGCAAAGCCCCTGCCCTTCCGGTCGCTGAGGGGCGCACTCCGCTTTTTCGAGGTGCCGGCATGACTCACGGCCGCCCTCCCCGTCGCCCGCGCCCGATGGCGACCAACCTGGTCAACGTCGCGGCCATGCGCGCTACTCGACTGACACAAGTCGAGCTCGACCAGGTCATCAATCCTCTGCGCGATGCTGTTGCGGCTCTTCGTCGTGGCGTGGCCACCGAGTTCGAATGGCAGCTCGCCGTGACGGCCGTGAACATCGGCGATGCCATCGAGACGCAAGGCGTCGTACGTGGCCTCGCCGGCCACTTCCGCAGCATCGACCTGGCACTGCTGGAGATCGGCAAGCGCGCCAGGTCGACGGGCGACTGGCAGCCGCCGGCGCTTTACTACGAAGAGCGCGACCTGCTGGATCTTCTCGTCGATCTGCATCACCACCAGGTGAAGAGCCTGAGCTTCGGCGAGTTCTGCAAGGCCCGCGACAAGGCAATCGCGCAGACCGCCAGCGCCCCAGGCGGCAAGGTGGTCGACGTCGACCAGCGACAGGGGGTTCTCGCATGAACGCCCGGCCGCTCTATCTCGACAAGCCGGCAGTCGCTGCGTTCGTCGCACTGTCCGTCGCGACCATCGAGCGGCTCGTGCGTGAGAACGAGTTCCCGAAGCCGCGCGTGCTGTCGGGCCGCCGCGTGGCCTGGCTGGTCCGCGAAGTGGAGGAATGGGCGGAGAGCCGCCCCGCCTCCGACCTGCTTCCCCCACCGAATACGGGCGTCAAGCGCCGTTCACCGGCTTCGGCCGGAACCTCTCGCTGACCAGGTCTGGTCGGCTTCTTTTCCGCAACCCAGAAAGGCACCTTCATGAACGAATCACGTCCGCAACTTGTCATTCGCATCGGCGAAACCCTCTACGGCCTGCAGATCGCGCCCAAAGCGCCCGGCGAATGCCGCAGCGCATGGTCCCCCGACCGCACCGAGGTCGCCGGCGCCACGAGCTACTTCGATGGCTTGGCCAACACCCAGGCCATGGCTGAAGCCGGCCTGAAAGTCGCCCAGTGGGCCCTGGCCATGGAGATCGACGGCCACAAGGACTGGTACATCCCCAGCCGCGACGAGCTCGAGCTGCTGTACCGCCACTACAAGCCGACGACTGAGACGAACTACGTCTACCGCGCCGGCGACAACCCGAGCAGCGTGCCTGCTGGCTACCCCTACACCGAGACCTCGCCCGCGCAGACCAACGCGGCCGGCTTCAAGCAGGGCGAGGCCGATGCCTTCGACGACGCCTGGTACTGGTCCAGCACGCAGTTCTCTCGCGACTTCGCCTGGGGCCAGCTCTTCGACTACGGCTACCAGGACAACCTCGTCAAGAGCTCCGAGGCCCGTTGCCGTCTCGTCCGCAGATTCGCCATTGAGTGATTCAGTCCTTCAGTCATTGAGCCTTCCGGCGCGCAGCGCCGGCCATTTTTTCTTCCACCGTCCATCACCCACCGAAAGGACATCATGAGCACCGTTCTCACACAACTCCCGGCGATCGGCGCCGCTTTCCAGGGCGGATACTTCGCCGGCGTCATCTGCGACACCGACATGCGACATGCCGTCATCGTGGCGCCCAAGGCCAGCGGAGAGAGCTCGGGCGTCTGGACGCCCAGCTACGCCGACACCAAGGGGGCGCGGAGCTTCTCCTACGGCCTGGCCAACACCGACGCGATGGCCGAGGCTGGCAGCGAGTTGGCCAAGTGGGCCAGGTCCCAACGTATCGGCGATCTCGCCGACTGGTACATCCCAGCCCGCGACGAGCTCGAGCTGCTCTACCGCAACCTCAAGCCCACGACGGCCAAGAGCTATCCCCGCTGCGGCGACAACCCTTCCAGCGTGCCCGTGGGCTATCCCTACGACGAGGACATGCATGTGCAGACGTCTGCGGAGGCCTTCCGGCACGGTGGCGCAGAAGCACTCGCCGACGTGTGGTACTGGTCCAGCACGCAGTTCTCTCGCGACGGCGCCTGGACCCAGAACTTCTACTTCGGCGGCCAGTACTACAACTGCAAGAGCGACGAGGCCCGTTGCCGTCTCGTCCGCAGATTCACCATTGAGTGATTCAGTCCTTCAGTAATTGATTCTTCCGGCGCGCAGCGCCGGCCGCGAAAAATGGCGATTCACACTGAACTGTCGATTTACAAGCTGGCCTTCGATCTGCTCAGCCTGGCCACGGACATCACGCGCAACATGCCGCGGGACGTCAAGGCCTCGCTGGGCGGAAAGATCCACAGTGGCTGCATCGACATGATGGTGCTGATCGCTCGCGCGAACGCCGCGCGCGACAAAGTGCCCCACATCACCGAGCTGCTCGAGCACCAGCACGTCGTCGAACTGCTGCTGCGTCTCGCGCATGAGAAGAAATTCATCTCGGTGAAGATGTGGAGCACGTCGCTCGAGCTGAATACCCGCATCGGCAAGCAGGCCGGTGGGTGGCTGAAGCAATCCCGCTTGACAGCGCCTGTTGCCTGACCGTCACGGTGGTCACGCCCGCGCGCTTTTTGAATCTGGTCTCGCCGCTGCCTCACAAGGGCACCGACATGCGTACAACGGATACCCCCGCCCAAGGCGAATTGTGGTCCGACGCAGTTTCCCCGCCGATCGGCTCAGGCCTTCGGCAGGGCGACGTGGATAGCGAGCACCGACGCAGTTCTCTCGCAACAACGCCTGGAACCAGAACTTCAACAACGGCAACCAGAACAACAACGACAAGAGCTACGAGGCCCGTTGCCGTCTCGTCCGCAGATTCAACGCCCTCCGGGGCCCCTTTTCCTATCGAGGAGCTCGTGCAGGCCTGGCTGGACTGTCGCAGCAACAAGCGCAACAGCGCGAGCGCCCTTGCCTTCGAACAGCACGCCGAACGCAACCTCGGCCAGCTGTATGACGATCTGCTCGCCGGCACCTACACGCCAGGGCGGAGCATCTGCTTCGTCGTGACACGGCCGAAGCCGCGAGAGGTATGGGCGGCGGATTTTCGAGACCGCATCGTGCACCACCTCCTCTACAACCGGATCTCGCCCCGCTTCCATGCCGGCTTCGTCGCCGGCAGCTGTGCCTGCATACCCGGACGCGGCACCCTCTACGGCGCGTCGATGCTCGCCGGCCAAGTGCGCTCGATCACCCAGAACTGGAGTCGGCCGGCCTGGTATCTCAAATGCGACCTGGCCAACTTCTTCGTCGCGATCGACAAGCACGTGCTCTTCGAGCTGCTGTGCAGGCGTGTGCACGAGCCGTGGTGGCGAGATCTCACGCAGCTGGTGCTGTTCCACGATCCACGCGCGGACGTCGACGTGCGCAGCCCGCCGGCGCTGCTGGCCCGTGTGGCCCCGCACAAGAGCCTCTTCAACGCTCCGGCCGACACCGGGCTGCCGATCGGCAATCTGAGCTCCCAGTTCTTCGCCAATGTCTTTCTCGATGTGCTCGACCAGTTCGCCAAACACCAGCTGAAGGCCCGTCGCTATGTCCGCTACGTCGACGACTTCATCCTGCTGCACGAGTCGCCTCAGTGGCTGCACCAGGCCCACCAGCGCATCGCAGCTCTTCTTCCCGAGAAGCTGCACGCTCAGCTCAATCCGCGAAAGACTATCCTGCAGCCCGTGGAACGCGGCATCGACTTCGTTGGCCATGTGATCAAGCCATGGAGTCACACGACGCGGCCGAGGACCATCCGCCAGGCCCTACAGCGCCTCGAGAGCATGCCGGCGCCCGATGTCTACACGGCAGGCAACAGCTATCTCGGCCTCGTCCGACAGGCCGAGCAAAGTCACCAGGACCAGGTCGCAGTCGCCCGGGCGCTACTCAAGCGTGGTCACGCCGTCGACGGCAACCTCAAGAGGATTTTCCGCGCGCGAGCTGCTCCAACTTAGCGTCGAGAGCAGTCAGCCATTTCCGGCGCTCCTTGTCGTATCCGTGCCGGTTGTATACACCCTGAACTCCAGGCTGCACATGCCCCAGGATCGCCTCGGCCACGCTGTCGGGGCATTGAAGACTGGCCAACAGCGTGCGCGATGTGCGTCGCAAGTCGTGCGGCGCCCATGCCGTCACAGGCAGGCGCGCACGCTCCAGATGGGGGTGAGTCTTTGAGTGCGGCAGACGGTAGTGCACAGCGACACCGATCGTCTTCTGTTCGACGTGACCGAAGCGCCCAGGCGAAGGGAACAGGTAACCGCCGGCCGCGTTTTTCAAGCGACGGCGAACGATGACTTCAGCCCTGCCTACCAACGGCACCCGCAGATCTGTGGCAAGCGGAATCCGCGCGTTTTTGGTTTTGGCCTTCGGCACGGTCCACCACAGCCCATCCGGCTCCTCCGTGATTTCTGACGCATGCATTGCCGTGATCTCAGCGCCGCGCGCTGCAGTCCAAAGATAGAGCGTCAAGGCATCGTCGGCCAGCGCGGGGAAGTTCGGCAGCCAGCGGATGAGAGTGCCGACCTCATCACCGCTCAAGGCACGCTTGCCCGCCCCAACATGCGCGCCCTCCACGACCTTACCCTTGCTGCGCAGTCGGCCGCGCATGATGAGCCGCCACCAGTTCGGCGCAGTCTCCGGCAGGCGCCCCGCGTCAAGGGCGTAGTCCCACGCGGCGCCGAGCTCCTGGCGAAGCAACGCCGTCTGAACCGGCGTCGACATCCTCTTCTCCAGAAAATCGAAAGCCTGCGAGCGAGTGAGCTCTGACGCCTTCAGATTGGTCAGCTCACCGAGCTGACGATCCATGATCCGCCGGACCTCCTGCGCCCCCTTCGGCTTGCGGTGGACGTCCACATGGCCCGCGAGATAGTCGTCGACCAGGTCGCGCACCGAGTATCGGGCTTGCTTCGCGACCGGCACCGCCTCGGCCCTCGCCTGGCGCTTCTCCGCGACCGGGTCCACCCCGCTTTCTCGAAGCGCGCGCAACGCTTCCCACGCCCCGATCGCCGCGGCCTCGCTCATCTCGGGCCAGCGGCCAACCACGGTCTGCCGCATGCGACCGTCGACGGGTGACTTGTACCGGTAGATCCACGTGCGCCGGCTCTCGCTTGCCTGCAATCTCAGCCCGGGGCGTCCGTCCAAGATAATGTGTTCGCCAGGCTTCAACAGCTTGGCCGTTCGCGCATCAAACCGCATTGAGGAAACTCCTTCCGGCGTAGCTTTCTGATGGTCAATTCGCCGAACCGGCGTAGGCTCCTAGAAATCAGAGGCAATAACCTACGCCACAAAGCCTAGTGTAGTGATGTTTCCTGATGCGGCGTGATATGAGAGCAAGACGCTAACGTTTGTAAATTTCCCAATGGAATCAATGGCTTAATGAGAAAAGGCCTTTCAGATCAACAACCTACCAACGGCGCAGATTTGGCTCATACGCCAATGATGGCCCAGTACCTGGGCCTGAAAGCCGACCATCCGGACACCCTGCTGTTCTACCGGATGGGCGATTTCTACGAACTCTTCTGGTCCGACGC